TCCTCAGGAGGACAACCAGCATAAAAACTTTCTGATAATTTCAAAAATTCGTACATAAGAGCTGGTGCTAACGAACCATCATAATTACTATAATCGCCAAAAATATTATTATCGCCTACTGATTGAAGGTAATCAACTATCCTTTGCCAGTCTACACCATAGGGATTAACGCCGAGTGCAATACCATTCGAAACATTATTCTCCATTAACCATCTTATTAAATCCCCAAAATACATACGACACAAAATAAGATGAGATAAAGGGCTTCCGCTAAATAAACGAGTGGATGCAGTTCTTATTTTCTCTAACAATCTTCTTTCACTTTTGAGGTAATCTGAATAGAGAAAATCCCCTCTAATACCTCTCTTCAATTTTCCGAGAGTCTCCAGAATATCCTTTTCTAACTCGATCCATTCTGCAGAATTAAATTGATAAGGGCCTTCCAACCCGAAGAAATCACCCTTACCAGGCAATTTACGAGATATATTAAGAGGATATCCGGCAGATTTAGAACGAGGAACTCCCTGGAAAATACCTTCTATACCTTCTATTGCCTCAAGCATAGTAAAAACTCGAGGCTTCCATATATCATTAGAAGAATTTTTAAAAATCTGGGATATGTAAGATCGAGTACAACGATCAAGCAACGCAACATTAAAACACTGTCGATGCCCAGAGTATTTTAATCTAGCATTATCCCATGGATTACGAACAACACCATCTACAACAATAGCTTTGGTTATAGCAGGCGCGGTTAGGGCTGGACCCCAAGCTTCAAATAAAGGACTTTTTAAATGTTCACTTTCAGAGGAGACTTTATATCCTTTCACATCATACAATGGCATGTACCTATCGGCCATACCACGTTGCTCAGTTAATGCAATCTCATCAAAAACTTCACCTTCAGAAATATCAAAAGCAGCAATAGCTTCTTCAACCTCTTTGCGATATATAGGAATTGATTTACCAACATCAGCAGCATTACCTGCTACATGCATACCGACAATTGATGGTTTTGTCGCATGGGCATCAGT